CGAACAATGGAACGAAGTTTGGAATAATAACGTTAGATTTGCAGTTATTGTTGACAATCTTGCTAGTAAGTGCGATGTTAAGATGGACTTTGTTGGCGTAGAAATTAATAAAGCAGAAGAAGACGTATGGATAGAATTTCCTTACGAGATCTGGTGGAAATAAATGCGTATTGAAGAAGATATCAAATTAGATTTTAAGGACGTACTTATTCGTCCTAAGCGTTCTACTTTAGGTAGTAGAAAAGAAGTTAATTTAACTCGTACATACAAATTCAAACACAGTGGTCAAGAATGGACTGGCGTCCCAGTCATCGCTGCTAACATGGATGGTGTTGGTACATTACAAATGGCTCATGCCCTGTATCAACATCAAATGTTTACATGTCTAATTAAAAATGTAGATACTTCGTATCTACAAACTACACTAGAAGATATTGGTAGTAATCACTTTGCAGTAAGTACCGGCACCAGCGAAAAAGATTTAAACAGACTGGTATCTATATTAGAAGATTACCCGTCAATAAATTTTATCTGTATTGATGTGGCCAACGGTTACAGCGAACACTTCAGCAATTTTGTTTCTGAAGTTAGACGACTTTATCCTAAACATACTATTATTGCTGGAAACGTAGTCACCGCAGATATGACACAAGAATTAATTTTGAGCGGTGCAGATATTGTAAAGGTGGGCATTGGTCCCGGTAGTGTCTGCACTACTCGTATACAGACCGGTGTAGGTTATCCGCAACTTAGTGCCATTATCGAATGTGCTGATGCTGCTCACGGCCTTGGTGGACATATTATTGCTGACGGTGGATGTGTTTGCCCTGGTGATGTTGCTAAGGCTTTTGGTGCTGGTGCTGACTTTGTAATGCTAGGCGGTATGCTAGCCGGCCACGACGAAGGTGGCGGCGTAGTAGAGGACGGACACGTTACCTTTTATGGTATGAGCTCAGATACTGCTATGAATAAACATCACGGCGGTGTAGCAAATTATCGTTCGTCCGAAGGACGTACAGTTCGTGTTCCGTATAAGGGTCCTGTAGAAAAAACTGTGCTAGACCTGTTAGGTGGAATACGTAGCACCTGTACCTACGTAGGAGCTTCTACTCTAAAACAATTGAGCAAATGTACAACATTTATCCGTGTCAATCGACAAATAAATGATGTATTTGTTAGATAAATAAAATTTGTAAATTGTACCATTAAGTGGGCAGTTTATAGGGCATAGTGCCCAACAAGATCTTACTTTATAAGGAGATAAAAATTTATGTCTAAGATCATCGGTATTGACCTCGGCACCACCAATTCATGCGTGGCTGTTATTGAGAATGGTAATCCTAAAGTAATAGAAAATGCAGAAGGTGCTCGTACAACACCTAGTATTGTTGCCTATTCTAATGATGAAATTTTAGTTGGTGTATCGGCCAAGCGACAAGCAGTAACTAATCCAAAGAAAACTATCTACGCTGCCAAACGTCTAATTGGTCGTAAATTTACAGAAGACGCAGTACAAAAAGATATTGATCTAGTCCCCTACGAAATTATTGAAAATGGTAACGGAGATGCTTGGATTAAAGTAGATGACAAGCGACTAGCACCCCCACAAATTTCTGCTGAAGTTCTTCGCAAGATGAAGAAGACCGCAGAAGATTATCTGGGTAGCGAAGTTACTCAAGCAGTTATTACAGTTCCTGCTTACTTTAATGATAGTCAGCGTCAAGCGACTAAGGATGCTGGTAAGATTGCAGGCCTTGAAGTTCTACGTATTATTAACGAGCCCACCGCCGCTGCTCTTGCCTACGGTGTAGATAAAAAAGACAAGAAAGATGCTAAGGTTGCAGTCTACGACCTAGGTGGTGGAACATTTGATATTTCTATCATTGAAATCGCTAACGTAGAAGGCGATAAGCAAATTGAAGTTCTTTCTACCAACGGTGACACATTCCTAGGCGGTGAAGACTTTGACAATCGCATTATGGATTTCTTAGTTGAGGAATTTAAGAAAGATCAGGGCGTAGATCTTACCAAAGATGTTTTAGCTCTACAACGTTTGAAGGAAGCAGCTGAAAAGGCCAAGATTGAACTTTCAAGTTCTGCTCAGACTGAAGTTAATTTACCTTACATTACCGCTGACGCAACAGGCCCTAAACACCTTGTGGTTAAGATTACAAAATCTAAGTTGGAAAGCCTTGTTGAAGATCTAATTCAACGATCAATTGAACCTTGTAAAATTGCTATGAAGGATGCTGGAGTCAGTGCAGGCGACATTGACGAAGTTATTCTTGTTGGCGGTATGACACGTATGCCTAAGGTGCAAGAAGCAGTTGAGAAACTGTTTGGCAAGGCTCCACGTAGGGATGTAAATCCTGACGAGGCTGTAGCAGTTGGCGCTGCCATCCAGGGTGCTGTTCTAGGCGGCGATCGTAATGACGTTCTACTTCTTGATGTAACACCGCTGAGTCTAGGAATTGAAACTCTCGGTGGCGTCATGACCAAGTTAATTCAAAAGAACACTACAATTCCAACCAAGGCTAGTCAAGTGTTCTCAACAGCAGAAGATAACCAACCTGCAGTCACTATCAAGGTATACCAAGGTGAAAGAGAATTAGTTAAACACAATAAGGCGTTAGGAGAATTTAACCTTGAAGGCATCGCTCCTGCACGTCGCGGCCTACCTCAGATTGAAGTAACATTTGATATTGATGCCAACGGCATCATGCATGTAAGTGCTAAGGACAAAAATACGGGTAAAGAAAACAAGATTACTATTAAATCTGACAGCGGTCTTAGCAAGGAAGAAATTGAGCGCATGGTTCGTGATGCTGAAGTTAATGCCGAGGCAGACAAGAAGGCTCGTGAACTTATTGAAACTAAAAATTCTGCTGAAGCACAACTTCATGAAGTTCGTAAAGACCTTGAAGAGTTTCGTACTGAGTTGAGCGAATCTGAAATTAACGAATTGGAAACGGTCATTAAGGCTGTTGAAGAAGCTGCCAAGGGTGACGATAAGGAAAAGATTACAGAAGAACTTAATAAAGTTTATCCTGCAATGAAAACCTTGTTAGAAAAGAAACAAGCTAAAGAAGCAGCTCAAACTCAACCATCTTCTTCCCCAGAGGATGATGTAGTTAATGCTACCTTTACCGAGAAGAAGGACTAACGTGTCGTTGGGCGGCAAGGGTTCAACTCCGCGTCCCTATAGCGTTGATCGCAAAACGTTTGACGCTAATTGGGATGCGATATTTAAAAAGAATTCTTCTTCTGAAAAACGTCAGAAGAAAACAGAATTACTGGCTACTCCTAAGAGGGCCAGTAATAGGGCATAGGGCCCACTATCTTACTTAATAAGGAGATTTAAGATGACACAACTACAACGTTATGACACAACTGCTCTAAGCAGAGCATTAATTGGCTTTGATCGTATTTTTGATGACATGGAGCGTAGATTTGCTAACCAGTTATCAACTAACTATCCGCCATATAATATCGCCAAGGTTGGTGATAACCTTTATGACATTTCTATTGCTGTAACCGGTTTTGAAAAAAGCGAGATCACAGTTCAGGTAGAAAACAACGAACTTACAGTTCGTGGCGAAAGAAAAGATGTAGAAACCCCAGAAGTTGAATATCTTCACAGGGGTCTAGCTCTACGTGATTTTGAAAGAACCTTTACTCTTGCTGAACATGTTAAGGTACGCAAGGCAGAAATAAAGAATGGTATTCTTCTAATCCAGTTGGAGAGAGAAATTCCAGAAGAATTGAAGCCGCGCATTATTGACATCGTTGAGATTAAGTAATATAATAAGGGGAGGGAAACCTCCCCTTTCTTGGAGTAAGGACCAATGACCACTGACGCACAAATTGATGAAAAAATTACAGTAAGTCTACAACCACCAAAGCTTTGGAAAGTAGTCTTTCTTAACGATGACAAAACACCTATGGAATTTGTTATTGGCGTACTTACAGAAATTTTTAAACACAATGAAGTTCAGGCTAAAGAAATTACCCTTGAAATTCATAATACAGGTAGTGCAGTAGTAGGAGTTTACTCACACGAAATTGCCGAACAAAAAGGTTTAGATACAACCGCGGCTGCGAGACAAAATGGATTTCCTTTACAGGTAACTATCGAACCTGATGCATGACATCCTTTGAATTCACAGTACTAGATTACAAACCGTTAGGCACACGCAAGTTTGCACATTGGGTAAGAATTAAGCCAAATAAACCTTTTAAAGGGCGAAGCGGTAGAAAAGAGTTTATTACCTATTTCAGCGGCATTTTAGGTCCGTTGGGTGAAAAGTGGGAATACCTTAAAGAACACAATAACTTTTATATTTTAAAATTTAACGAGGAGAGTAATCTCCTGTTTTTTTTGCTAAAATACAAACGGAGTTAAATATACACATTATGAGCCTACGAGATATTACACACGATCTGCATCAAGATGCAGAAAGAACAATCTTTGCAAAGAAATTAGTGGAGGGTAACCTTACTGTAGAAGAATACGCTAACTATCTTTTCCAAATGATTCCAATCTATAGTGCGATTGAATTTGGAAATAGAATGCTAGGTAATTTGACTACTTTGAAGGGCATTGAGAGAACAGGAGCTATCTATGATGACTTCATGGAACTAGCCGGTTTTTATCATCAGTTTACCTGGTTGCCCAGCACTCTGGAATATCATCAGTACCTTATGAATCTAATTAACGATCCAACTCGCAGACATTTGATTAAAGCTCACATGTATTGCCGTCATATGGGTGATTTATTTGGCGGACAAATTATTGCCAAAAAGGTACACGGTAATGGACGTTTCTATCAGTTTGATAATCCTAAAGAACTTAAAGAAGCTATTCGTGCAACTCTTACAGATGACCTAGGCGATGAGGCTCGTGTTGCCTTTCAGTTCGCCATTAAAATGATGCGTGAACTAAACAATGAGCCAAGTCTGGAACACACTACTTGAAGTTCAAAAACTATTAGAAGATAGTTTTACACGAACTGGCAAAGAAATACAAGAACCTGGTATGGAGCGATTCACCCAGCCAGGTTGGGTTAACCGTGTCTGGACCAGCGACTCTTATCGTAGAGCTCACGTTGATGTGGTAGATGCTAGAGAAACTCGTAAACTGTGGA